CCGAACTATGGACGTCCAGGAACGCAAGAGTTGTTGCGGCCACACCAGATTCACCAATCGTCCCACCACTAGAAACGATTACTCTATTATTGAACAACGGGTTGTTCGTACTGGTTCCACCGCTACTAACTGGAAGTGCGGTTCCAGATAAACCGAGGGTGATCGTGCCTGAAGTCGTAATCGGGGACCCGCTTACACTTAAAAAAGAAGGTGCTGCGACGGAAACAGAACTTACATTAGATCCCGGAGTTGCGAGTTGAGGCTCTGCCCACATATAAAAAGGGGCGTCAGTGCCATCTAAATAAACGCCACCTGCTCCCGTTATGACTTTCCCCTGTAGATCAAAGACGTAAGTGTTCCCAGCGGTAAGGGTGTAGGTCGATTGAACGAAACCATTACCGATAATGAGTGCACCACCATTATCAAGGCCTGCTTGAGATTCTTTTAAGAGTGTCGCACCACCGCTGGTGTTTATGACCCGAATTATTCCTTTGGTACTGGTTGTGTCTACGAACATTGTCGCCGACGCATACACACGATAATTCCCGCTTGTGGTGGGGGTTACGCTAAAAGAAGGTGAATTCGAGAAGGTCGCAAAAGAAGCCGAAGCGTTGGACGAGCTGGTTGTTGTTACCTGAGTTGAGACAAAAGAGTTACTTATAATTGCTGGTAGGCTTGCCCATACGTTTGGTTGACCAGGTCCACCAGCTGTCAGTAGATATCCAACAGTGCCCGCAACCATTTCTCCGATTGTTCCGTTACTGGATACTATTACGCGGTTATTTGATAGCGCGTTCCCGATGTTAGTTCCGCCGTTAGAGATGGCTAAGGGACCAGCACTCGAGGTTATCGCCCCGGCGCCACTATTTAAAAGAACCCCAGATGTCCCCATGGCTGAAAAGGTTGGGTTACTGGAAAAAGTCTTAACCCCAGAGCCCATCGTTTGGGCTGACAAACTTATCACCCCTAGCGTAGATCCGGTGGCCACCTGTGCGATGTGGTAAAAAGCCACAGCTGGCTGAGGAATGTCTGATAAGTTGCCACCAAGAGACAATTTATTGTTTATTTGAGTTTGAATAGCGGAGGTAACCCCAGAGACGTAACCAAGTTCCGTATTGGTGGTTGTACTGGCTACGGGGATACCAAGAGCATTTGATGATAGTGCTCTGCCTGAAGTGATGGCACCAGCTTCCCCGATAGTCCCACCACTTGAAATGATAATGCGATTATTGAACAGCGGGTTAGCGGTAGCTGTTCCTCCATTAGTAACGGAGAGTGGTAGAGTTAAGGTTGATTGCTTCCCGTTAAGCTGAGTTTGAACTGAACTGGTTGCGTCTAAAAAATTAAGTGTGGTGGACGTAACACCTGACTCACCGATGGTCCCCCCACTTGAGACGATCACGCGACCGTTAAACAGCGGATTGGAAGTGTTGGTCCCGCCGTTAGTCACCGAAACAGGTAGAGACAGTGTGGTCTTACTGTTTAATTGGGTCTGTATGGAGCTAGTCGCGTCTAAATAACTTAGCTGAGTGGAAGTGGTAGACGATTCAGCTAAAGACGTCGCTGTAGAGACGATCACTCTATTGGTGTTTAAATTCGAATTGCTGTTATTGGTCCCCCCGCTTGATATCGGGATTGGGATGCCGGAGTAACCAAGAGCAATGGTGCCCGAACTTGTGATCGGTTGATTATTAACCGTTAAAAAAGCGGGAGCGCTTAAGCCCACTAGCGTGACCGAACCGCTCCCACCACCCCCTCCGATAGACGCCCATGCGCTACCATTCCAAACTGAAAAACTGTTTAAGGTCAAATCATAGACCATCAAGCCCGTTGCGGGACTTGAGATAGCTGTTTTCTGAGTGGTGGTCATTCTGGGAACGAGTAGGCCTTGCGTGGTGCTTTTCGCTTCAAAGATAGAACTCGGTAGGATGGGTGCGCCGTCACCGACCTTGACGGTTGAGAAAGTGGCTGCGTGACCGACCGAAGCTAAAAGTAATAGGGTTAGAAGAAATTTCATCACGACCCCGCGTTGAAAGTTTGTACCGCTTGAACGATTAAATTGCCCACATACCCACTACCCGTCACATTGTCAGAAACATACGACACTTGCCCTGTGGACGCATTGATTGTGAAAGTGACCCCTGTTGTTGGTCCCGATGAACCCGAGAGAATAACGTTGTCGATATCCCACTGTAGAGCAAACGGGTCCCATTCACAGATAAGAGTGCCACGTTGTAAGAATCCTTGAGTGGACGTGCGGCGCTCGATAAAATACTCGATGTCAATTTCCCAGAACGCGTTGGAATTAAAGAGCGCGTTTGTAATAGCGGTTGCCGCAACGTTATTAAGCAGCGTTTGATTGAACTGTGGCAGTAGATTGTTCACTGGTGGTGCCAAAGGTCCTATCCCCAAGTTTTGATTTATGGTCCCCGTGACGGTCCCAAAAATCGAAGTCACTTCATAGGTTACAGTGAACGCTCGAGTTACGTCATTGAGCTGCACACTGACCGCCACGATGTTGGTTATAACGTTCACACCTTGTGACTGTGTGTTTAAGATAACGGCGTTTATGGCGAGTTGTAAAGCGAGTTGATTTTTACTCCCACCAAGAAAGGTGAACCAATCAATCCCTTCGTTTGTCGCAAAGAAACAGTCCCCTAAAAAAGACAAAAGTCTCGTTGCGATGGCTTGCGAGACCGCAGCCGTTCCGGTTAGATAATTATTAAGCCCAGCTCCAAAAGTCCAATCTCCGTTTGAATCAAGTGCCCGTACCCTCATTGGAGAATGCCCTCGATGTTTGTAATTGCGGTTGTGGTGGCTGCGACAAATGCTGTTGCCGCTGCGACAAGCGTTGCGTCTGTTGAACTTTCACACGCCGCCATAAAAGTCGTCAATGCTGAAAGTAGTAAGGTCATGGACATACCGAGCGAGCCATTAATAGCGTTGTAGAGTTTAATTTGGGTGGCGCTTACTCCGACACCGGTTGCACCGTTTCTTAAAACCGCTCGGGTGGCGTCATAATTTGCAATAGGGTTTTGGAGTGATCGAAGCCCCACAAGAGCAAGCCCATCAGCAAAAGAATGGTACCGTGAAGTAGCCACGGGTCCCACTTGTCCGCTCTGGAACCAATTATCAATACTTCGATCATTAAAAAGCACAACGCACTGATCGCCTTGAGCAATGGGAAAAGTAAGATTGGCATTTCCACCACCTAAAATGATTGCTGGAACGTCTTGAAGCAAAGGATAGTTTACTTGAGTCGGGACGTTTAGCCCTGTTGTCTGATCTAGAATGAAAAAAGTTTTTGTGTAATTTATGGTCGCCGTCACCGTTTGGGCCGCAGCATTGAAGCTTTGAATGGTCGCAAGATGGTGGCAATTTAGACTTAAGAAAATATCTTTTTTAAAGAGATTCATCAGATCGCTTAAGGTCGGATCAACCGGGATAGAATTTAAAGCAATATTGGTGTTACTCATGCCGCCACCGTTATAAGCCCAACGGCTCCCGACCACATACCGACTGAAGTAATGGCGTCCCCACACACAGCGGGGGAAATCATTCCGCGATGTTTGAGAGAAATGATTTTGTAAAACCCGTTGAAGTTTTGCCCGGTAGAGCTATTGAGTTGAATTTTCTGACCCACAGTTAAGCGGGGCTCAAACATCATATCAAAATTTATGATGGTGCGTTCTCGAACGGGGGTCCCCAATAACCCACTTTGAGAATTTATTAAAAGCATTTCACCGGTTAAGCACTCACTATCACCCAAACTGTACGCCGTACCGTTATCGATAAAGAATCCACCACCGGTTAAATCACGTAAAATATCCGCCGTATTCCCGCTATACGAAGCGCTCCGAGATAAAGATCCCGGGTAACTCCCCAAGACCCCGGGTGAGATGTTTGGTAGGTCGTTGAAAAGGGTATTTATCACGGTCGTTTGGGCGGTACCCGCCGGAAATGTGACGTTTGAAACCCCGTTGGTGAATGCAAACCCACCATCAAAACATTCAATTGAAGTTATAAAATTCACGCCCTCCCGAACCGACCAGGCTTGGGTAATGCTCCCCGAAAAGATAATAGGTAGGTTTGTCCCATACCCCGCTTGGAGCTGGACTGATCGATAGTCGTAAGTGTCTTGCTTATCAAATCGAATTTGATTTCTGTTATTTTGTGAGAGATTAAAAATACGAATCGAACAGACGTTAGCCGAAGTGAGGATATTTCTGGTGATATCAAACTCAACGGTAAAAGGCGGTTGAACTACAAGCTGTGTACCGATTTGAGTCTCAACCGTTAAAATATAGTTTCGCCCAAATTTATTCATATGGAGTTACCCATTAAAACTTGTTCGTATTGAACCACCTCAGCGGCGTCAA